GCAGCGTCAGATGTGTATAAGAGACAGATTATATATGAATGATCTCTTTTGTGTACTTTTGAGTTTTTTGTTTTTTCTTCATTCCAATATTCGCTTAAAATCATACTTTACTCCACTCACTTAATTTAGCTTTTGCAGCTAACCCTTTGAAGGTGTTACTACTTATAACCTCTTGAATTTCATCCAAGCCTTTTCCAGATAAAAACATATCGTTTATGTCTTTTTCTTTAATACTATGAGGAAAAATTGTAACCGAATGGTTTCGGTCAATAGACTTACGAATCCTCCTGACGATCTGAGCATTTCTCGGCTCATTATCGTATATAAAATTATAGTCAGCCGTTATCATATCAAGTCCACTGACATCAGCACCAGCCATAGCGATAGCATTTTCTACAAACATACTGTCGATTGGACCCTCAACTACCCGAACTTCTTTCCTAAAATCAACAGTATCGAGTCCGAATATCTTAGGGGAGTCAGATTCTAGCATGATGGTGATATACTTTAAATCCGACTTACCCAACGCTCTTCCCTGGAACCCTATCAAGTTCTCATCCTTATCAATAAATGGGATGATAATTCTTGGCTCATCAAACTTAATATTGGGAAACTTTCC